TCCATATTCGGATTCGGACGATTCGGATTGTTCATCTCGATGTCCCATCCGGGAGGCAATTGCTCTACGACTCCTGGTTCCATGCTGATCTGGCGTTGTCCATCTTCCTCGACATCCGCCGCCAGGCTGGTAGCATCCGGAGTCTTGATAAATGCCATATAGGACGCTGCACCTCGCGCGGCAACGATCTCAGCTTCGCTGTAGCCTTCCATATCGTTCAACCGGCGCGCTGCCGCATGCATCCAGGGCTCTCCGCGAGATTGCGGCCACCGGCTGATCGGATACAAATGCATGATCTGATCGGCTGGTACGCGGACGAGCATATCGGTTTGTTGGACACCGATAGCCACCTCCCCTGGATGAATGCGGTGCAGCCAATAGGCTTGTGGCCGGCCGTAACTATCCTGCTCCACGCCCATCCGGATCTCGTTGCCATTGATCGGCGTCGATACGCTATAGTGATCAGCCAGCCGCTCGGGCTCGATCAGTTCCAGCGCCAGCGCGACTGGACTTCCTGAAATCTGAATTCTATGCTTGCGAATGATGACTTCGCCGGCCTCGAAGATCTGGCCCATTGCGACGCGCTCGATATCGGAGAAATGCAACTTGCCGCCCATGTGGCAGTAAGATGGCCTGGACCATTCGCTCCATACTTCTTCGATCTCGCTGTTAATCTCGCTCAATAGACGTTTCGGTTCGTTACGATTGCGCACCTGCGCCTGCATGCCGATGCCGGAACCGATGACGTTATTGACGACGATCACCTTTGCACGTTTCGCATAGCTGGCGTCGCGGACCAATTGTCTAGAACGTCCACGCAGCTTGGTGAGACTACCAATCAGTTCCGCATCGCCGCTGCTGTTCGAGGATATCCAATTGGCCGTGAGCCGTCCTCCTTGCGCGCCATGATAGGAGCGCTGGAGGATTATTCTCTGCTGTTTCGTTCGATCCGATGACCGACCGAATAGCTTGCGCAGGTTTCCGATGATGTCCATTAGGTGAATCTCACGAGCAATCGGCGAGGATTCCCGAGACCGGCTTTGATATCTTCGAGCGCTTCTTCATCGGCTACGCGTTGACGCCAATAGCTGAGTGCCGTTATGAAATCTCCAGGACCGTGGAATGTCGTGCTGCGGTCTCCGATCGTGTAGCTCTGCACCATGCTCGCACCTTGGCCGACACTGGAAGCATAAGCCAGATATGCAGCCTCGAGCTCTTCCACGATTTTTTTGGCATTGGTCCGAGTATCCCAGGGTCTCGCGCCTTCGACGTTCGGAGTGACTTCCAAATTGCCTTTTCCAATCAGGTAGCGATCCGGATTTTTCTTGGCAAATGCGCTCCATTCATAAGTGCCAGGAATGATGGCGGAGCTCTCTGCGGCAGTGCGCGCGATCCTATGATCCGCATCGTCCGCCGTCGAATCGATCGAGAATCTTTGCGTCGCGTTGTAGGCGACAAAGGTAACACTCCATCCGTCAATTGCGGAGTAGGTCGTTCCTTCGATCAAAAATGACCAGGTATCTCCGGCTGCGAGCTTGGTCGGTACGGTCATAATTCGATCACCTCGAGCAGGCCATCCAGTTCATGCTGTTGACCAGCGCTGTCTATCACCTTGCAGGTTCCGTAATACGATTCGCCATCTGTGCCGCCTTGGATCGTCGTTTGCGCCATGCGCCCGGACATCACATTGTTGCTCAGTGTAAGACCAGTCGATCCCGCCACGACGCCGCAATTCGTGAATGCAATCGATACGATCGATGAGACCGTATCGGTCGATGCGATCACTGGAGCGAAATCGAATGTATAAGCGAGCTTCTCAGCCGGTTGCTTCTGCCTTATTTCCATCAGTCGCCCGCCCGATAGACTCTGCTTCTGCTGGTCGCGGTATATTTCCTGCTATCCACCGCACCGATGAAATTTCCACCGGATACCGTCGCCGATGCTCCGAAGACCATAGGCGAGATACCGGATAGCTCCGCAATTCCGATCAACGTCGAATCTCCGGAACCGAATGCGACATCGATAGTACCGAAAATCTCATTAGCCCCGGGCGTAGTCAGATCACCGGCGTTCGCGAAGACGATCGTCGAAGTGCCGGTAACTGTTGCGATGCCGATGATGCTGGAAGCGCCGCTTCCGAATGCGATACTATTGCTGGCCGTTATTACTCCGATCGCGGTCAGATTCGATGCGCCTGAGCCAAATGCGAGATTGCTCGCGCCAGCCATATCGCCTGCCGCAGCCGCGGTAAGATCGGCGGTTGCGTCGAATATTATGCTGCTGGTTCCGAGCAGAATTCCGATACCAGTTAGAGCTGTTGCACCTTCCGCAAACTGAACTGCTGTCGTTCCAGCGAGCGTTCCGATCGCCGTTAGCGATGTTGCTCCCTCGGCAAACACCAATGCCGATGTCCCGCTCATCGCGCCAGAACCGGCTGCAGTCAAATCAGCGGAGGCATCGAATACGATGGCCGCGGTGCCGGTAAGGACACCAATTCCGCTTAGAGCGCTCGCACCTTCGGCAAATTGGAGCGCTGCTGTTCCGGATAGTGTGGCGAGACCGATCAGAGAAGTTGTGCCGGAAGCGAAGAGCATGTCCGATGTTCCGGACATAGCTCCACTCGCCGCAGCTGCGGCCGGATTGCCAAAGAAAAAATGCAGACGTTTCATTTATGCGCTGGTCGTCGGGATGCTCAGCACGAAATCGGCCCATTCCTTTGTGCTGGTCTGGTCCACGCCTACAATAGTTACGACGTCGGCATTCATCTCCGTGGCGCTAAGCGTGATTTTCACCAACACGCTGCTTGTCGGATCCACACTCGGCAATGTCGCTAGATTTGTCAGTCCCCCGCCATCCTTATCTACCTTGAAGTCGCCCGATGCAATGGTCGGACTTGCCTTAAACGAGCCAGGCACGCTCATATCTTCCAGCGCGATGCGGATGATGAAATCCTCGTTCTTGACTGGCGGGTTGTACGGTGCGGCCATATTCAGATCCCTAAATGATATTGAGGTCGGGGCTGGCCGCTATGAATGCCGGATACGCCGAAGCCCAAAGCGGGAATGAGTGTGGTGTCGAGCGACCCAAATGCTCCGGTATCGTCGCTGCGAGAACCTTGACGACAGTTGGACAGTCCCATCACGGCGCGATGGGCTGCATCCGCGATACTCAGTTGCGCCAGCCCAAAGGCGGCAGACCCGGTTCCCGCAATGGCAATCGCATAATCGATATTAGGTCGGATGACCTGCGGCGCGATAGAAAATCCGCCCCAGCGCTCGTCAGTATCACCGGTGCCTTGCTCGCCATAGCCATCGACGGTCGCCAGCGCTGTCGGCGTGCCGAGCGGATTGCTATAGAGCCGCAAGCGCCAATCGTGCGTAGCCAGGTCAGGAGCAATCCCCGTCCATAGCGAGCCGATCTCGATCTCCCATGGCACTTGAAACACCAACGCAATCTCGTCTGGCGTAGTACTAGAGCTTAGACTTGTGGATGCACTAACGCCAAACAGACAGCCGGCGAAAATGCCCAGCGTCCCATCATCGGCTTCGAGCAAGATGATCGGACAATTGCCGGTCGCCGTAGCAGCCCAGGATCCGACGTAGTTGTTATGGCATGGCGAAAAACCCTTGGTTTGTGCGGTTAATGCCATCATTATGATGCTATCAGCACCATTACGGACCGTAAGATCGAAGACTACAGCTAATAGCTGCCCGTGCGCGATGCTCTTCGTGCCACTGCTCATCGTCGCGGTAACGAAAGCGTTCGCCGATAGCGCATCTGTGCCTTGAACCAGATCATCATATACATCAAATGTACCATCAGGTTGAGCCACGCTGGCCCCAGATCCATCGCCCTGGAGATCCTGAATACCAACACGCAATGTGGTACCAGCCGTTGCCCAAGTCACACTTCCGGTGCGGAAGTGGATCTTCCCGCCCGCCGATGATAGAGTCTTGGTCGATGCTGGCCGCCCATACCAATGCACCGAGCCAATGGCCGCGATCTTTTCAGTCGCAGCATCCATCGTGCCCATAGAGGCGATGAAATATCCAGCCCCGCCGGATAACGTAGGCAATGCACCGAGCGTATTCGGAAATCTGAAAATGTCGGCATCCGCGCGGACAATGGTCATTCTGTGGTTACCTCGTAACCTGCTTGCAGTACCGCACGCATCTGCGCCTTCGTCCGCCCGATCATGCCGAGCTTGATCAGCCCCGCGATGGTCGTGCTGATCTCTACGTCGGTCAGCGGCTCCAATATTTCGCTTGCCAAGACAGCGTACTCTCCTTTATCCACTCCGTTGACAAGCACGCTCATGTGAGCATGCTCCCCGCCGGCGCAGGCGCTTTCAAGTGTGATAATTACTGTTGCCATTTATTGTTCCAGTCCATCCAAGACGGCAACAACAGACCAATGACGAGACATATCGCCATTCAGACGCTTGACTTCCTTCGCCCTCACCCGCAGCCATTGACTCAACTGCAGGGCCGTCTCATATGGCATTTTCAGCTCAGCATTGCCGACAGTAAGCACGACCAATGTGCCTTCAGTGGATACCGCAATGCGCTGCCGTCTCAATAAGGGAGACATCGTTCAATCGAGCGTGATATCCAATGCGCCGATTGCATACTGCGGCGTGATGCCAGTCGATACCGCGAGCCCGGCCGTATTCGCTCCATACAGGAATAGATTTCCGGTGCCGGATACGTCCGAGCCGATGCCATGATGCGTGATCGTTTCGCTGCCACCTGTCGCAGTCGGAAAGGTTATCGCCGCATCGTTATCCGCGACGCCGGAAGCGACTGACCAGCCACCGGTAGAGCGTGCGACAGATTGTCTCGCATAGGACGTATACGCGGCCTCGCTCGTAGTCTGCGTTCCGGTCTCGTTCGGGGTAGCGGTATGCAGACTAATATAGAAAACGCCAGCCGTAGTGGACCCTCGCAATCCGGTTGCATCGCCGACATTGGCATAATTCGCATTTTCGAAAATCAGGCTAAGCAGTCCGTTTTCGAACACATTCGTTGCACTCATTGTCGATTACCTCCTAAATTCACCAGCGGGTGATTGAAAACCGATTGGCCCGCTGATTCCAGCCCTGCGCTGGCGGTCGCGGCTTGCTTTGGATCACTGGAGGCTCTTCCGGCTTTGCGGCTGGAGGAGATTCTCCTGCATTGATGCGCAATTCGTTCTCGAATCGCGCCCAAGGCGCGCTGCGCACGCCATAGCGTTCCGCAGCGGCGTCGGACATGATTCTGCAATCCAGATCTTCGTTGGCTTTGCCGCGCGGCAAATGCCACTCATGAATCGGATGGCCGCGCACGTAACGGGTGGCGAGGGTTTCCGCCGTCAATTGAGCGAAGACCTCATCGGGCAATCCGGAAGGCAGATGAACATAACCCGGTCCCGGCGTCTCGATTTGCAAGCGCCGATAGAACGCAGCTTTGCCTGTATCGCTTCCCATCGGCCAGAGCTTGACTCCGCCTGGAATGAGCTTGCCGCGCCAGTTGACATCCTGGAGCGTAGGCTTGCCGATCAGCGGCTTGCCCTGCACGGCTTGGCCCTTCACGGCAATGACGCGCCGAGACGAGGTCCATTTGCGAACGAATGCCCGCACGAAATGCGTAGTATTGCCGTCCGACGCATCGATGGCCATCTGGGCTATTTTCAGATTGCCGCCCAGTTGATGCTTCCATTCCCGTTCGAGGAGCTTCTCGAGCGCGGACCAGGGCTCGTCTGTCTGTGGAGGACCGTAGAGAATATGCCGATCTATGAGCCATGTTTCGATGTCTCTGCCATAGCCCCAGATCCCGACATGCAAACGATTGTGCTGGACATCTACGCCTGCGCAGAGAAGCAACGCACCGGCGGGAACAATCTCGCCGATGCGCCAATCCGTTTCGATTCGACGTTTGAGCCAGTTCTCGTCGATCGTCTCACCGGGATTCGGCTCGTATGGCTCGCCCAGCACGGTATTGTTGAAAGTGCGTCCGAGAGATCCGGAGGTATCTTTTTTCGCGTCGAGATGCGCAAGAACGATCTTGCGCCAGCTAAACCATCCCATCGGCGAATAGAGCGCCGACAGCGCGAAGCCGACCGCGCGATCCGGTCCAGGGTTCTGTGCCTTCCAAGTTCCTGCTGCGAGCATGCGTGTCTTGTAATGCTCGAAGATTTTCTTGTCGCAGGCTTCGCACTCGTACCAGACATCTAGCAATTCATCTGTCGTGACTGCGATAGCGCCTGGAGTCTCGGCATCCACTTCCGTAATTATGCCATCGGAATCGGTGAATTCCCATCGCGTTCTCATATCCCAGCGCAGCCGCTCGAAACGCAATTGCTGTTCATGCTGACAATGCGGGCACGGCAGGTAGTAGTGCCTCTGATCGCTCGCTCTATATGCGCGATCAATCCGGCCGCCCTTCACCGTTGGCGTGCTGACTTTGAAGATCTTTTTCCTGGCGAACGTATCGGAGCGTTTCGTCGCCAATACCTCGGGATCGCCCTGTCCATCGACATCTGGCGGATATTCCTCGGTCTCATCCAGGAATAGATTACCGACCGGAGAGCTTTTCAGCTCGGTGGAGGAATTCGCGCCGGCGAAGATCAGCACGCCGCCGTCGAACTCTTTTAGCAGCATCGTGTTTCCCGAGTCCCGGCTCCGCGCGTCCCGTACCCGGTCGGTGAGCACGGGAGTATCGGAGATCATCGGAGAGATTCGAGTTTTGCTGGCCTTCTTCGCGGCGTTACTCGTTGGCAACACCATCATGGTCGGACCGAGCCCTTGATGGATTATCGACCCAATCCAGTTGTTGCCGCATTCCGTCCCGCCGATCTGAGTCGCTTTCATGAACACGACCTCTTGGGCCGGATGATCGGCAGAAAGGCAATCCATGATCTCGCGCAGGTAGGGTGTGCGAGCTGTATTCCACCGACCGGCTTCGCTGGAAGAGCCTTTGGAGAGGACGCGGTAGCGATCGGCCCAATCGCTGACCGAAACCACCGGCATGACAGGCGCTCGTAAGCCGGCGGCGAATGCTTTGCGCTCCGCGGCTGCGGCATCGGGTGCGGTTTCGCTCATGTCCCTATCATCAGCATGGCCAGGACGCCTAATGCGAAACCCGTGGCGATGGCGATCAGGAACAGCGATCCGATGACAACGTAACGGCCAGTCCAATGCAGACGGGCCGGGACATGCATCACGAAATCGGCTCCGGTTCCGGTTCTATTGCCGGTTTTTGGATTCCGTTTTCGAGATCGTCGGCCAGCTCGAGCAGGACTCTGGTGATTTCATCCGTCAGCCATTTCCTGGCTTTCACTGGATCACTTGGCATCGATGCCATCCTGGCGGGAATCTGGAGGAAAGCCGTGGCCGTCCTCGACGCGGTATCGAACCTGGAACGGCTGTACTCGGCTAGATCAACCAGGCTGCCCAGCTTTTCCAGATACTTCAGTTTCGCAATAGCAGCCTCGTAGCGCTCCCGTTTGGCCTTGGACTCCCAATACCCCACGGCGTTGGCTTCAGCGGCGCCTGAGTCGTCCTGGACAGTCCTAGAGGCATTTTTGGCCGCCATCGCCAGTTGGCGCTTGCGGTGTGCTCGGCTTTGATCGAGCTTGGCATCGAGGCTGGCATCGGCTTCCTCGACGTTGATCAGGCGATCCTTGATCCGGATTCGCCCGCTCTTGATGAGCTGGTAGATTCTCGCCGCGGAGACCTGGCGATGCTTCGCATATTCCTTGGCGGAAAGGAATTTGGCGTCAGATGAACTCGAAGCTAGTTCCACAAAAAGCCTTGCGAATCAATTCATTAGCACATTCTGGCACTAGCAGATTTTTGCGAGCTTCGCGAT